CTATTGCACAGCGCACTCGTAGAGGAAAGGGCAACATCATCCTGTGCTCTGCTGACGTTGCTTCAGCACTGACCATGGCTGGTGTTCTCGACTACACCCCAGCACTCAACGCTAACCTTAACGTTGATGACACTGGTAACACCTTCGCTGGTGTTCTGCAAGGTAAGTATCGTGTTTATATCGATCCTTATTCTGCAAACGTTTCACCTGACCAGTATTACGTTGTCGGTTATAAGGGTTCTTCACCTTATGACGCAGGCATCTTCTACTGCCCATATGTTCCTCTCCAAATGGTTCGTGCCGTTGGTGAGAACACCTTCCAGCCTAAGATCGGCTTTAAGACTCGCTACGGAATGGTACACAACCCATTCGCTAACAGTGGCGCTGCAAGTGGTGCTGTTGCTGACGGTGGCATTGTTGCAAATGCAAACCGTTACTACAGAAGAGTCAAGGTTGCAAACCTCATGTGATTTAATTTCACAAGAGTTTTCTGGGGGTCCCAAAGGGACCCCTTTTTTTATCTAAATATTTAAAAAAAGATGACTAGATCGCAAATAGATAATAGAAATTTTTTATCACCAACAGGGTTTAAGTTTACTTTAACAAGAACACCCAAAGTTGCATTCTTTTGCAATCAAGCAAATATTCCAGATTTGAATCTTGGAGTTGCAGTGCAACCAACATATACAAATATGTTGCCAACTCCAGGTGACATGATTGAATTTGGAGATTTGAGTTTAAGATTTTTGGTGGATGAAAATCTTGAGAATTATATGGAGATTCAGAATTGGATTCGTGGTCTTGGATTCCCCGAAAGAATAAGCCAATTTGCAGAATTGGAACAAAATGGAATTGCAAGAGGAAATTATTTAAAGGACAGGCAAAATATTTACTCAGACGGAACTCTTCAGGTACTTACAAGTTCCCAAATTCCAAACTTTCAAATCGTTTTTAAGGACTTATTTCCTTACACTTTAACAACGATGACTTTTGATGCTACGGATACTGATATTCAATACTTTACAGCTGACGTAGGTTTCAAGTATAGTATCTATGATATAGTTGATTTAAGCGGCGAACCTTTGTATGCATATTGATTTAGATACTATCCAAAGGATGTGGGAAGAAGATGCAAAAATAGACATGGATAATTTGCATACAGAATCTACAAACATTCCCAGTCTTCATGCAAAATATTTTGAATTGTATAATACCATTTTTCTTCTAAGAAAAAAAGCGGAACAGCAAAAAAGAAATATTCGCCACGAAAGATACGAGTACTATTCTGGCAAAGCAGACCCAAACGTTTATGTAGAAGATCCATTCCCCAAAAAAATTAGGGATAAGGATACAATGCAAAAATATTTGGATGCTGATGAAAAACTTTCTACAGTTTGTCTTAAAATAGATTACTACGATACAATGCTGGTATATATCGAAAGCATCTTAAAAATAATACAAAATAGAACTTATCAGATTAAAAACGCAATTGAGTTTATGCGTTTTCAGTCTGGTCTAGGGTAAATAAATACTCATAGCAATCATAATGCTATGAGTGACGTAATTATTGAAAAGAAAAACGAAGTATTTTTAAAACTTCATTGCGACCCACATATTCTCTACGAACTTCAACCATATTTTACATTTGAAGTTGAGTCGGCAAAATTCATGTCCCAGTATAGAAGCAGGCACTGGGATGGAAAGATTCGCCTATTAAGCACTCATACTGGAGAAATATATACTGGATTACTGCCAAAGGTAATTGATAAACTTTCTACGCACAATTATAAGTACGAATTTAAAGAAAATAAATTCTACGGGCAACCTTTTGAGATTAACGAAGAAATCTCATATGAAGGTGTAAAAGGTTATATGAACTCTATTTGTTCTCATTCTCCACGGGAGTATCAAGTAGAGGGAGTATATGATGCTCTACGGCATAACCGAAAACTATTGATAAGCCCAACTGCCAGCGGCAAATCGTTGATGATTTATTCCCTCGTAAGATATTATGTGGATAAAGGCGAAAAAATTCTTCTAATTGTTCCGACGACATCTCTTGTAGAGCAGATGTACAAGGATTTCCAAGATTATGGTTGGGATGCTGAGTCATATTGTCACCGCATTTATTCAGGTAGAGAAAAGACAAATGAATATCAAGTCACAATTACCACTTGGCAATCAGTATATAAACTAGAGCGTTCATTTTTTGAAGATTATGGATGCATTATAGGTGATGAAGCACATCTTTTCAAGAGCAAATCTCTGATTGAGATTATGACTAAACTTCATCATGCAAAGTATAGGTTTGGTTTTACTGGAACTTTAGACGGTACACAAACTCATAAGTGGGTTTTGGAAGGTTTGTTTGGTCCATCATATAAAGTAACAAGAACTGATGAACTGATGAAGCAAGGCCATCTTTCTCAGTTAGATATTCAATGTGTTGTTCTCAAGCATCAACCCCAAAGATTTGAAACTTATGAAGATGAGATACAATATCTAATATCACATGAACAACGAAATAAGTTTATTACCAATCTTTCTTTAGATGTAAAAGGGAATACTTTGGTGTTGTTTTCTAGGGTAGAAGCACACGGAGCAATACTCTACGAAAAGATAAATAACAATAAGCGAGGTGATCGTAAAGTATTTTTTATTCATGGTGGTGTGGATACTGAGGAAAGAGAATTAGTCAGAGAAATTACGGAGAGAGAAAACAACGCAGTTATCGTTGCTTCTTATGGAACCTTTTCTACAGGTATTAATATTAAGAACCTCCATAATGTTATCTTTGCCTCACCCAGTAAATCGAGAATTAGAAATCTTCAATCTATTGGAAGAGTACTTAGAAAAGGAAAAAATAAAACTAAGGCAGTCCTCTACGACATCTCTGATGATTGTACAATTCAATCAAGAAAGAATTATACCTTAAATCATCTCATTGAAAGAATCAAAATCTATAATGAAGAGAACTTCAATTATGAAATAATCACAATACAACTTAAAAACAATGATAGAAGATGATTTTTACTGCACACTCAAATTAAAAACTGGTGAAGAAATCTTTGCTAAGGTAGCAGCATCTGAGGAAGATGATAGGACAATGTTAATTGTTTCTAATCCTATTATTGTCTGTGAACTTAAAGGTAGAAGTGGAATAGTAGGATATAAACTAGAACCTTGGTTAAAAACTACCACAGAAGATATGTTCATTATCAATTTAGACGATGTTCTTACACTTTCAGAATCTTTTGACATTGAAATGATATCAATGTATCAATCTTACCTTAGAGAGTATGATAAAACCAAAAAGAATCAATCAAAGATAAGTCGTAAAATGGGATATCTTGCTAATGTTAATGATGCTAAAGAGATATTAGAGAAGCTTTATAAAAATAGCTAAGCCAATCTTTTCAACCTCGACAAAGGTAATTGTATCAACTTTTGAATACCTTGTCAACTATTTGTTTCAGTGGTATAATTTATACATAATAATGATAAAAACTTATGATTACCACAGCAGTCATGACCAAAAGAAAGAGGTCAGAGCATTACGTAAACAACAAAGAGTTTCTTGCTGCTCTAATTAAGTATCGTGAAGATAAAGAAATCGCAGAAATCCAAGGAAAACCAAAGCCTCCTATTCCTCGCTACATTGGAGAGTGTTTCCTAAAGATTGCTAATCACCTTTCCTTCAAACCAAACTTCGTGAACTATATGTTCAAGGAGGATATGATTTCTGATGGAATTGAAAACTGCGTTCAGTATATTCACAATTTTAATCCTGAGAAGTCGCAAAATCCTTTCGCATACTTTACTCAAATCATTCACTATGCTTTCCTCCGCAGAATCCAAAGAGAAAAGCGTCAACTAGAAATCAAAAACAAAATCCTTGAACGTTCTGGTTATTCCGAAGTATTTACTGATGACAACAATGTTGACGGCGGCAATTATTCCGACTATAATAGCATCAAGGATGGAGTCCACAGTAAGCTTCGTTATTGATGAAAGTTGCTATTATTACCGACCAGCACTTTGGTGCGAGAAAGAACTCTAAACTCTTTCATGATTATTTTCTAAAGTTCTATAATAATGTATTTTTCCCTACACTCGAAGAGCAAGGGATTACTACTATTGTAGATATGGGAGATACTTTTGATAGTCGTAAGGGCATCGATTTCTCTGCACTATCTTGGGCTAAGAACAACTATTATGACCGTCTCAAAGAGATGGGAGTAAAGGTTCATACAATCGTTGGCAATCATACAGCTTACTATAAAAACACTAATGAAGTAAATGCAGTCGATTTGCTTTTACGTGAATATGATAACGTTACTGTTTACTCAGAACCAACTGAAGTGATGTTGGGTAAACTACCCGTACTTTTTATACCTTGGATTAATCAGGAAAATGAAGCAAATACTCTTAAACTTATTGAAAAGACAACTTGCCCGTGTGCGATGGGGCACCTTGAACTCCAAGGATTTAGAGTTAAT